AAGCATCATCTGGCTTTGCTTTACAGATGGAGAACCTTAAATTAGATAGGTTCACATTAGAGCAACAAGCAGACTTTAAACAGTATGAACGTGAGTTGTTTACATTGATTGGTCAAGTGTCCGAATACTATGGCAAAGCCATAGCTGGTGATATGACGGTTGATTTTGTTGAGCCTAACTACCCAGCATCACAATCAGAGCAATTAACTATTGATCAGCAGTCTATTGATATGGGATTAACTAAGCCTACTGATATTATGATGCGTAACAATCCAGACTTAACAGAAGAAGATGCTAAGGCTGATGTTGCTATTAACTTGAATGCGCGTAACGATATGCTTAATAAGATAACAAGCGTTGCTATTACTACGGATATTGACCAGAAGTTGTGAGCCTAAAGAAACTCATTAATGCTAATCAGAAAGAACTTGACGATATTATTGACAAGTTTGATAAGCGTTTAGAGCAGATATTCAAAAAGATTAATGTATTAGCCACAGCACGTATTGCTAATATTACTGACATTGATGAAGTAGTGAAGTTTGATATTATCTGGCGTGGCATCTTAGAGGAAGCGGGTTATTATAATCTGTTACAAAGATACGTTAATACGCTTGATGATTTACAAGGTTCGCTTAATGCTATTCTTGATGAATCTGGACTACTTAAAACCCTTGGTGATGAACAGATTAAACGCCTAACAGCGATTAAAGAACTTCAGATTAAAGGTATTGAGCAGATTGGTATTGATGCTGGATTAACCCTTAAAAAGGGTTTATATAACAATGTTTTAGCTGGCAAGACTAAGGCTGATTTGCTTGAAGCAATGGCTGGTGAATTGGGCGGCACTAAATATGTGTCATACGCAAAGACTTACGCTAATACAGCAATCAATGACTATCGCCAAGCAACGCTGAACCAGAGAGCAGAACCGCTTAAAGATGATGAAGATATTGTTTGGATATATGATGGCAACGATGTTGATGATGTAACAAGACCATTTTGCGCTGATGTATTGGAAGCCAATAGAGCCTACTCAACAGATGAAAAGAATGAGTTAGAGTCAGCACCAGAACGTGCTTGGAATTGTAGACACTTCTTTACGTTTGTTACTAAAGATGATGCTGTTGATTTGGGTTATGAGGTGAACTAATGAAGATGCTTAAAACGCCAGACTATAAAGCCATTAAGAAGGGTATTAATAAGAAAGTCTACAAGGCATTAGAAACGTCTGGAACTTCAACAATACTGGCATTAAAGAAGCGTGTTAAGCGTGGTGCTGATGCTGATGGTGTAGCTTTTAAATCATTAAGTAAAAGCACGTTAGCGGATAAAGCAAAGCGTGGGCGCAAGTATATGTTTGAAGATTCTGGCGATATGCTTAGATCAATAACATATAAAACTAAAAAAGGTGGCTCGCCTAAATTACTTTTTCATTTTGATGATGCTAATGAAAACAAGAAAGCATATAATAATATCAATATTCATAAGCGTGATTTCTTTAATCTAAGCGATAAAGAGATTAACAAAGTAGTAGATAAAATTAGTGACAGTTTAATTAACTTGTAAAATCAATTAGTTAGTGTTATTATTTAAACAACTTTTTATATATAAGAGGTAAATGTTATGCCAGACGTGGATAAAACGGAAACGGTCAATACTCCTAAGACTGAAAATGAGGTGGTTATATCACAATCTAAACTTGATGCCTTGATTGATAAAGGCTTTAGCAAAGGCGCAAAGCGTGCTAAGTCTGAATTAACAGAGCAATTAGGCGTAGATTCTTTTGAACAAGCGAGAGAATTGATATTAGCAAAGAAAGAAGCAGATGATGCCAATAAGTCCGAACTGGAAAAGGCGGCAGAGTTGATTTCAACGCTAAACTCAACGATTGAAGGCTTGGAAACTAACAACCAAAAGATTCAAGCCGATATGGCAATTCAAAAGGTGGTTAGCGACAACGGCATTAAAGACGCTGATTATTTCAAGCATTTATTGGCACAAGCCAGTAGAAGTGAAGATTTTAATCAAGACGAATTTATAACCGACTTAAAAGGTGTCAAACCTTATCTGTTCAAGGGTGCTGATAATCAGCCAAAGAAAGTAGATGCGACTTCTAACCGAGCATCATTAGATGTTGGGGAACGAGTCAAAGGTGCTAAAACTATGGCTGAATTGAGAGCAATCCAAAACGAAATTTAATTTTTAGGAGAAGCAAAAATGGCTTTAAATACAAAAACAACACTATCTGATTCAGTAGTAGATTTAATGAATCAAGCGGTTATCATTTCTGGTAACTCATACAACAAGATTGACGCATACGCAACAATCAGGCAAGACGATATGGCAAACTCTATTGCGTTTACTGTATTCTCAAGAATGACTAAAGCAACTACGCCTTTAGCTGATGGCACACAGCCGACTTCATCTACAATGAGTGACACTAAAGTTACTTTGACTATGGATGAATATGGTTCTGTTATCACTTCAACTTCATTAGCAAATATTGCTACTGCTGGTAAAGCTGACTTAGCATCTGCTGAATTGATCGGTGTAAATCTTGGTGAAACAACTGACGCATTAGGTCTTGCGGTTCTTGAAGCTGGTACTAATACTATCACTCCAACAACTGGCGGCACTTTGGCTACTGATGATTTGCGTACTGCTTACACAGAATTGGCTACTGCTGGCATCGCTAAGTTCCCAGACGGTCGTTATGTAGCGTTTGTCAATCCAGCTCAAATCTCTGACATTAAAGGTGATTACATCTCTATTGCTCAAGGTACTTCTATTGAAGAAGCTACTTCTGGAATGGTTGGATTTTTAGAGGGTTTCACATTAGTGGAAGATTCAAATGTAACAGCTGGTGAAGTTGTTTGTTTCGGTATGAACGCACTTGGTAAAGCTGTTGCGTTAGCGCCAGAATTCAGAACTTCTGATGGTACTGATGCTCTTCAGCGTGAAGTGAATATGGGTTGGTATGGCGTTCTAAAATACGGCGTAATTGACCAAAACGCACTTCGCGTTATCACTGGAGCGTAATCAATGGGCAAGGTAACTAAAACGGCAGTAGCTAAAAAAGTTACTAAGCCACAATTGAAAGCAATTTGCGATGGGTCACACTGCATTGATGGTGGCATCTATACCTTTAAAACTGGTGATGTCATTACTTTATCAAAGAAATCACACTATGAATCTATGAAAGGTTTATCGTGTTTTAATGAGGTATAACAAATGGCGTGGACTCTAACAAATGCGGACGTTATCCAAGCATTACCAATACTGGCTGATCATTACGAAAAGGCTGATTCTGGCTCAACTACTACACTTGTTTCTGGTCGTTTAACCGACTTGATAGAAGCGGAAATAGTTGGTGCTACTATTGGCTTCTTAACTGGTGATAATGCTGGTGTTGATGCTACGATTACTTCTTATACTGATTCAACTGGTACATTCGGTTTTAGTGCGGTATCAACTGCGGTAGATTCATCTACTGGTTTTGGTATTGTTTATCTTGATTACACAACTTATATCAACCGTGCTTATGACATAGTTAAAAATGAGATGCGTAACAAAGGTTTAGACATTGATTTATTCTTGACAACTTCACAAGTGAAAGAACTTCATTTGACAAAGTGTTTAGAGTTGATCTGTATGTCAAAGCGTCAAGATGCTGACACTGATGATATTTATCACGAATCATACTTAGTATTCAAACAAAACTATGACGGTGAGTTAGTTAATTTGAAAGCTGATTATGATACTGATGAAGATGGTACTATTGAAGAAGTGGAAGAAAAGCAATCTAATCAAGTGGTATTGATGAAATGATAAGTCTGCTAAAAGCAAAAGGCTATAAATTGACAAAGAATGACACGCTTAATAATCGTGAATTTCGTGAAACAATCTCATCTTTTATTATTAATGATGAGCGTTCAACTTTTGGTGAGCAAGTATATGATTTAACTGAACAAGTAGAATTGTTCTTAGATGATAGGCTTTACTCTGAAAAGAAGATGAAGGCAATTCTTGATGCTTCAAGAGATGAATTGATTGGCGAAGTTACGGTTGATGTTGAAAAACAAGAGCGTGGATTTCTGATTACATTTACAACACTCAAACAAGGAGTTACATAATGGCTATTCAAGGTTATAACGGCAGTGTAACGGTTGCTTCTGGTGCTATGGGCAACGCTAAAGCGTGGTCTTTAGACATCAGTCAAGAAACTGTTGATACTACTGATTTTGGTTCAAGTGGTTGGAAAGAATCTCAAGCGACATTAAAATCGTGGTCTGGTTCTATTACAGCAATTTTTGACGAAAGCGGTACAGCTGAAGGCGCTTTACAAACTGGCTTAACTGCTGGTAGTACAGTTGCTTTAGATTTACAGCTTGGCGATGGAACTGGCTCATACGATAAGTATAGTGGTTCAGCTAACATCACAAGTCAAAGCGTTACAAATGATGTGAACGGTATTGTAGAAGTTACCTTCAGTTTTGAAGGTACTGGCGCAGTAACAATCGCGTAATTTTAAGGGGATTAAGTTCCCCTTTTTTATTTATAAACTATGAATAAATTATTAAAAGCATTAGAAAAAGAAGGTACTGATATTCGTTCAGCTGATATGGTAGTTGGTGGAAAACTTCATCACGTCTATTACCGTGTTATGTCTGGGCAAGATCACGACAACGCATTAGAATTATCTAAGAAAGTTAAAACAGTTAAAGAAGCCGATGGTTCAACTACTGATTTAACATATTATGATGATGGGTTGTTGAGGGCGCATATTATCTACTTTCAGCTACTTACAAAAGATGGCGAACGTGTTTTTAATAATTTAGTCAAAGTTCAATGGATTAAAGATACTATCACCTATGAATCATCAAGCTATTTATCGGCTTTGATGGGTTTAAAGTCTGTATCTGATATTGTTGAAGCACAGCAAGAAGCACTAAAAAAGATGAATGGCTAAAGGCTAAGGCATTTCTTGCCTTTGAACTTCATAAGACCATAACCGAAATAAACGCATTGCCGATGTCTGAAATTGGTACACTATTGGCATATAAGATTAATGCTAACAAAGAGGTAGAAGATGGCTAAAAAACAGATTGAAATTGAGATTATTGCTAAGGGCAGACCAGCTGAACGCTCAATTGACAAGGTTGACAAGAAAACTAAGAAATTAGGCAACACAACTGAATCAACTGGCGCAAAAATGCGTGCTTCGTGGGCAAAGATTGGTCTTGCTATTGCTGGTGTTACTTTGGCAGCTAAAAAAGGTATTGAAGCGTCAAAGGTACAAGTTAAAGCTGAGATAGCATTAACATCAGCAATCAAGCTAAACAGTAAGCAAGGCGAGATGAACATTGAGATGTGGAAAACATACGCGTCGCAACTTCAAAACGTTACTACTTTTGGTGATGAATTAACACTCCAGCAATTAGCCTACATTAAGACCCTTGGTTTATCCGATAAAATGACTAAAAAGGTCATTGAAACGGCTATGGATTACGCAACTGCTACTGGTAAAGACTTGAAGCCAGCGGTTATGGATTTGACAATGTCATTATCTGGGCAAGCATCTACGCTTGGTCGTGTATTTAAAGATGTTAAGGCTCTGACCAAAGAACAACTAATGGCTGGTGATGCCATTGATCTTGTTTCAAGGGCTGTTAAAGGGCAATCTAAGGCGTTTGCTGACTCTAATGTTGGTGGCTGGACTCAACTAACAAATAAAGCTGGTGATGCGTGGGAATCATTGGGTGCTATGGTGTTATCTTTAGTGAAAGAATCTGGCGCGTTGTTTCTACTCAATAAGACATTAGATGTTGTTACGTGGACGCTTGATAAAGTTACATCTGCTGTTGATGCTCTTGGTAGTGCGTTTGAAATTGCTACTTATAAATCAAAATTATCAGCTGAAGAAATTGAAAAGAATCTAAAGAATATACAGAAGCTGGAAGCCAACTCCGAGAAAGACAGAAAGCAAAGAGCCAAAGACTTTGTCAAAGATGAAAAAGAAAAAGACACCTTCTTAGGGCGTTTATTAAGACGTAGAGCAGAAGAAAAGCAAGCTATTGCTGATGTAGCAACTGAGCAACAAAACCTTGAGGAAATATACGGTTTATCGTTTGATAAAGCAGAACAAGGCGCATCAAAAACCAATAGAGCATTAAAGTTCTTAGGTGATAACGCTAAGTCTGTTGCTGAAACTATGGGCAATGCTTTTGCTGATTTTGCTGTTGGTACTAAGATTTCATTTAAGGATATGACAAAGTCAATTATCCGTAATTTGATAGCAATACAAGTTCAATCCACCATAATGAGGGCGATTACTGGCTTATTTTCACCAGTCAAAGCTACTGGCGTTGAACCGACATTCTCTGGTGCTGAAGCAATGTTTCATACTGGTACGGCTAATATTAAATCGTTCCATTCTGGCAATGTTAGATCAGACGAGAGATTGGCTAAACTTCAAATGGGTGAGGCTGTTGTAAATCGTGCTGGCGCTGCTAAGAATAGAGGTGCTATTGAAGCTATGAATGCTGGTATGTCTGTTGGTGGTGGTGGCAATGTTACAACTGCTGAGATTAACTTTAATGTTCAAGCAATTGACGC